TAAAAGAACCTTTTGTTAAGTGGTGCTCTTTTATCATGGAGTCATTGTAATCTATTTGCTGATATATTTTAGTTAGATTAAACAATGATGATTTACTCTCATCTCTAAACGCATGAGATTCAGTTCTTGGAAACTGCCTGTAATATTCATTCAATGCATCAGGGTCATTCTTTAAAGACTCTACTTCGTTTTCCCAATAATTGATAGCTCCTTGATAAATCATTTCATTGTCAATACCTAGAACTTCGGTGGGTGGATTAGTTAAAACAGGCATTCCATACCTATCAATAAAACCTTCCATGTTCCATTCCATCGGAATAAACAAAGAATACAAACCGCTTTTTGTTTGACCGTTAGTATTTCTGTTAGTTACATCAGAGTCGTAGTATAGTTTTTTAAAATTATCCCCTCCTTTTTCTAGAGCATTTGAGGTAGACCCCATCATACACTTTCCAATTATCTTGCTACCTAATCGTAAACAGGTTTTAGTAACTCGCCAATTGTTTAGAATATTGTTAGGCTTTAACCACTTGCCACTTTCATCATGCACAAGAAGTAAAAGTTTCTCACCATCATAACTGTTATCGTCTGTATTCTTCCAATCAATAGTAGTATCAAGACCCTCCATCTCGTCTTCATCCACATCATACATATTCTTTTTTGTAATCTTAGATGCAGGTACACGATAAGCTAACTCTGTTTTAGGCTTATCCATTCCATCCATTATAGGTTTGAAAAAAAATGGAAGTCTACTATTAATAGGAACAACTTTGTCTGTAAACATTTTTTTAGCATCCGACCCTGTTTTAGATAAGATACCTACCCTTGAATCTTTTACAAGAGTTCCTGTGTTTACACATTCAGATGAGGACATAAATGAAAAACCGGAACGTCTTATCTTTAAATAAATCATTCCAAAACTTCTCTTGTCAGCTTTACACGCTTCCCAAAACAAAAACAAAATACGGTTGGCTTCTCTATAATCAGGATACCCAACATCAATGCTTGTCCATTGAAGATACATATAATGAGCTCCTGTTATGTAAGTAGGAGTTCCATTATTCAAAAACCAATAGCCTTCTTCTCTATAATCAAACTCTTTTTCTATGTAGTCTACCCACTTGTTTTTAAACTCTGTAGGCATTTCATTCCATTGAAAAATAGATTGAATTTTATTTAACTGTTTTGGGAGCTCATGTCTTTCCCAATACTGAGAAGTTTTATTATCACTTCTTTTATTTATTTCTTTAGGAGCTTTAGGTAGAGCTATTAATAGTCCTGATATATTAATTATATCACCTATTTCACCTGTTTTGGATATAACAATAATGTTATATTTATGGTCATAACCGTACTGCCAAGACTTGTTTCTGTTCTTGTTAGTGTACACATTCTTTGGTACAACATTTTGTACAACTTGATACAGTTCTTTATTTAGACCTTCTTTCAGCAAATCCTTGTTTTGAGTCAGTTTTACTTTTTACTTCTACTCCATCTAGTGCTTGTCTTTCCTCCTCAATCCTTTTCAATATTTCAAAAGCATCAAAGATGGCTAACTTCTTTGTGGCAGCCGCATTCTTTAGCCTGTCTGCTGCCAAGTCATCTTCAGGGTCAGGCTTGATAATTCTTTCTTTAGCTACTGTTATTAGTTGCTGAACTGCCTGATGACCTGCTTCTATAATTTTTAATTTAGTGTCTCTTGTATTCATAACTTAGCAACTATTTGATGGTCAAACGACCTGTACATTTTTTTACCATCAACTATAAACTCATATTCATTATCGGGTCTAAAGGTTATCTTATCCCCTTTTTTTATGCCTTGACTTTTTAAATATTCATTAGGCATCTCCATAGTAGCCATCAAAGGCTCATGAGTTATTGGTTTATAAATATACGATTCTTCTACGGGAATTGGACTGATAAAACAATATCTATCAAACGCATACCACTTGTTATTCTTTTTGTACGCATAGAATTGCTCAAAGTCTACAAGGAATGTATTGTCTTTTAAAAAGCTTTTTCCGCTTTTTCGATTACCATACATATCGTTATAAAACTTAAAAACATTATGATGAACTAAAAGGATGTCTCCCTCCTCAATAGGACCGCAATAATTAATTGGAGTGCTTATAACTTTAGCTTCTCTTGAGGAGAATCTGTGGTCTTCTTCCGATGTATTTAAAATAACATCTAAACCCGATATGTTTTTGGTATTGTTATAGCGAGATTTATAGAGAGGTTCTACTATAAACTGATACGGTGATTTCATTAAAAATTTATATTGTATTCAATAGATATAGGCATAGTTGAGGTGAACTCTTTCCAACACAACACAACGCCTTCATCGTCTTCTATCCATATTTTTATAGAATCAGATTCTTCGTAATACTTTATTAAATGAATCGTGTAATGACCGTTTAAAACGTCTTGACCAACAATGTAGTGCATTGCTCCTGATTTGTAGTCAGGACCAATGGAAATCTTTCTTATATCCATTTTATTTAATTTATTCCTGTCTTGTATATTTCAACACGAGCAGAAGGAACGTCATCCCAAGCTGAAGAATTTACATGAGGATACAATCCTCCGGCATCCACACCTGAGCTGTCTCTTAATATTTCAAATGTTACAATAGAGTTTATGGAACCGCTATCAATAGATATAGGAAACAAAGTTTCATAAGGAATCATATTCCCTGTCGTTGCTAAATCAACTCCCTTTGTTGGACCTACCTGAACTCCATCAATAAGCTCCCTAAACAATGTAACTGTTACTCCTCCTGAAGAACCTTGTCTTTCAAAATTCAAATACAAATCTATCAAGTAAGAACCTTCAGTTAAAAATTTAATGCTTCCGTTTTGTAGGATTTCTACATCAGCAGTAATAGCATCAGCATCAAACGAAACCTGTAAAGGAACGTCAAGTCCTGTAGGCTCTTGAGCTACAGTAGATACTGCTGAGGTAATACTACTATAGTTAACCTTTGCAGCCGGAATAGTTGATGCCGTATATGCGGCAATAGAATCAATTTTATAATTCTTAGTAATATTTGCATCATCTGCATCACTACCTATAAGTATATCATCTCCTACAACCGTAGTATCTATTGGATATGTACTAATTCTTGCCATTCTTCAATTCGTTTATTTCTGCTTTCAATTCCTGTATTGCTTTTACAAGAACAGGAATCAAAGCTGCATTACCCATTTCCCATGCATCCTCGTTATTCCTATTAACTAATGTTGGAAGTATATCTTCTGCACTATGAGCTTGAACTACATTGTCTGTAAATTGTGCAATGAAACCGGAATCTTTTTTACCTTCCATAGTTCCATCTCGTCTTTCCCAATCCCAACTTACAGGTTTTAAATCCATCAAGAAATCTACTCCTAAGCGTAAATCTTCTACGTTATTCTTATCTCTTAAATCAGAAAGACCTGAAATAACTTGTGTGTTACATCTGAGTGTAGTTACGTTGTTATCACCTAATACTACTTCGTTGTCTGCTTGTGCCTGAGCGTTGTGACCTAAGTTAGTTGTATTATTAAAACCTACTACAGTAGAACCTGCTGCTTTACCAATTGCAGTATTATTAGTACCTGTGCCTAAATTAAATAAGGCATCGTTTCCTACTGCAATATTGAAGTCTCCGCCTGTTTGCATCATCAGAGCGTTTGTTCCCAATGCAATATTGAAGAATCCAAGCATTGGTGCTCCACTATGAGCTCCGTTACCAATGGAGATATTATTTTCTCCATTCATTTCCTGACCTGCTCTTGTGCCAATACAAATAGAATTAGAAAAACTTCCCCCTCCTGCACCTGCGGTAGATGCTGCTAAATATCCGATAGCAATTGGGTATTCAACAGGAACACCCGGATTTTCGGCACTACCAAAAGCACCCAATCCTATTCCGATTACTGAAGTGAAATCAGTACCCGATTGAAAACTTGATGCAAAGGCTCCTGAACCTACTAACACATGACCGTTTCCGTCTAAAAACCGACCTGCTTGAGTTCCAATATAAACATCTTGATTAAGACTTTGAAGACTATTACCCGAAGCTGCTTGATTACCAATAATAACGCTACTATCAGCACTTGTATATTGAGCTCTGTTTGAATTGTCTGATGCAGTTAAAATAACAGATTTGTCTACATTAACACCTTCATATGCAGCATTAGCTCCAATAATGATATTATCTTGTCCATCAAACTTGTAACCTGCTTGGTGTCCAATAACAACATTATCTTCTATGTTCCCACTTGTTTGACTCATAGAACGATAACCTGCAGCTACATTTCGTCTAAAAGAGATAGCAGTAGTAGCAGCACCAATTCCGTTCCCAAGAAAAACATTCTCGTCAGGATTTATGTTCGTAGCATTCCCTGCGAACATATCAACACCTACAAACGTATTGTCTTCACTTTGTCGTATAGACTTTAATGAATTATATCCAATAGCTATTGTTCTGTTCATTTGGTTATTACCGGGAACTTGGGTGTTTAACATATCGCTACCTATTAAGGTGCTTTTAAGTATATACCCTCCTGTGTCTGTTACATATCCATTACCTATTTTAGTTCCAATAATTTGAGATTGTTGTATACCGGAAAGTGATGCATTCATAACGCTATCAACAAGGTCGATACCAACCATGACGTTATCATTAAAATCATTAATATCAGTTGGTCTGTTGGCTAATGGTGCTACATTTTTTCCTAAGATTAAACAGTCTGTATTATTAGCATCAGTAGCATCCATTACTATACTACCTGTAATCTTTGTAGTGTCAGTAGCTGCTTGACCTAATCCACCAACGTGGTAAGTTAAAGTCTCGGTTTCTGCAGGGAGGTTCGCTGCAGAACCATAAAACATTTTAGTTGAGGTTAGGCTGTTTGACGGGGACAAAGCCATAATATCTCCTAGCAAATAGTTTTTAGTAATGTTAAAATCATTAACATCTGTTCCTATCACCTTGTCATCTAGTGTAGGAGTAGCATCTATTGCATAGGTAGATATTCTAGCCATTATTTTTCTTTTTGTTGGACTTCTCCTGTCTGTAAATTAATAACAGCATCCTGTCCATATTTATCAATTAGTTTCTGTTCATTCTGAGCGAACTTCATTTTGATAGCTCCTATCTCAGACATGACTTGTGATTTTTGGATTTCAATATCTCCAATCATCATCTTCTTTTTTGTGAACTCGGTGTTCAAGTCTTGCAGTTCCTGCAACTCTTCTTTACTTAGTTTCATTTTATTTAGATTTATAATTTTAGACAAAGTTACGAATTTTTATTTTTTATCTTTTCAAAAGACCTGCCACCGAAGTATGCTGAAATAACGGTGATTAAAACAATCTGAAGTAGGTCTACCCAATTCTCTTCAACATCAAACTTGATAGCACCTGAATCTATAAACACCATCACTACAGTTGATACTACTAAGAACAACAAAACCAATGGTCTTACATTCTTTGAAAGCCACGAACCGCTTGAAGCCATATCAGCCTTCCATCGTTCCGTTACGTTTTGTTGCATCTCTTTTTCAGCTTCAATAAATATCTCAGTAAGTTGTTTTTCAAAAGCTGCCTTCTCGTCTTTTGTTGTAACGAATCTATCAACAAGGTCTCCGACTTTTGTAGCAACATTGTCAATGCCGAATATTTTTTTAAGTATCTCTTTCATAACTTTTTCCAATTTTCATCTTTATATTCTTCAGTAGCATCAAAACTAGGACAAGCTTTATTAGCAAAATCCCGATGTCCATGTATCTTGGCATCGGGTGCAAGTAGTTTTAGGAAATATAAAAGATAAGCTAGGGAGTCTTTTTGTTTTTCAGTTCGAGTATCTTTAGGGGTCTTACCATCTTTTTCTACTCCACCGACATAACATATCCCCCAAGATTCGCTATTCAACCCCTTTGTATGAGCTCCACGCACATTAATCTTTCTTCCGGTTTCTATAGTGCCATCCATCAAAATAACAAAATGATATCCGCAACCATTCCATCCTCTTGCTCTATGCCATTTGTCTATTACTTCCGTATTAACTGAATCGTCTCCCTCTCTAGTTGCAGAGCAATGGATTATAATTTTTTTTATTTCTGATGGTATCATCTTCCTTGCCCTCGATATTTTTGTTTGTAACCTGACTGACCTTTAGATGCGTTCTTTGAATGTACTCCCGGTCTTTTTTTGTTTGTCTTTTGAATGTAGTTTGATATGTGAAGTTTAGCCATTAATGATTATTTATATGTGATTGAATTTCTCTTAAAGTTACGGTGGGTTCGAACATAATATTTCCCTCCCAAAACATAATTGGTTCGTTTTCTTTTTTAATAACTATGAATGGAATCTTTTGGAATTTGTCCTGAACGTCTTTGTTTTGGTCTTCAAGAAACGCCCACTCAATATTGCAGTTAGTTAACCTATCAATATCAAGAGCATTGTTTTCATTCCACTTTGCATTAATTTGTAAGACGGTGAGTTCGTATCTTTCAGTAGTTTCATCAACAGGCATTGGAGACACAAAAAGTGCTGCAAATATTAATGTTACTAAAAGGAATATAGTTCTCATCTTCTTGTTTCATACAAACGTGCTTCGAGTGTTTTTAATGTTTGTTTAATTTCTGCTACATCTTCTTTCATGGCATCAACATCTTGTTGGGTGAGCATAATTGTTTTTCTCACTATCTCATCTTTATAGTGATATTCTTGCTCTGATATAACCGGCTCAGGCTTTTCCATTGCTAAAGCAATGTCTGCTTTTAAAGTAAAGTAAACACTCAACACACTTACTAAAACAAACCCTAATCCGGCAGCATCTTTAATACTCAACTTGAATGTCGTATCCTTGTCTATCTGAGTCATCTTCTACAATTTCGTATATAACTTTTATATTTTTAATATCCAATGTTGTATTAAAGTCGTATTCCATTAATCTAATCTTTCAATCAGTAAATTTGTAACCAACTGCCCTGTGTTAGATGGGAACGGGTTTTGCCCACTACCTCCTGAAAAATTAATTCTTACATCAAACGATTGTCCGGCAGTTAAAGTCATTACGCTTGAACCAAAAAAGTTTTGGTCAGTATTACCCGTAACATCTTTTAAATCTATAAGTCCACCTTGACTTAATGGTCCTCCACCTGCAGCAAAAACTCCACAGAAAATATCAATGTCACCAAACAAATCAAAGAAGTGAATATTCACCGATACCCTGTAAATCCCTGTAGCATTAACATCAAATATAGTTTCTGTTGGACTTACTTGGAAAACGGATGTTGATTGTTGTGTGCTGCTTGTTGATGTAGATTGTATTACGGTATCAAAAGGTATAGTTACATCTGCTCCATTAGTAAAGTTAAAGTATGGATTAGTATTTCCTGTCCACTCCACAAAAGTTACAATTTTAGTTGGAATGTTAGGATGCTGCGATGGATTCTGAAATATTGCTCCCGTTGCATCTGCAACTATGATATCGTTAACAGGTTGACTTGCAGCGTCTGTTACATTGTCAAGGATTGCAGGTTGAGTAGTTGCTCCTGTACCTCCACTTGTTAGAGGAAGAGTTCCACCTAAATCGGATAGTTGAATATCTCCTACCGTAAACCTTGTGTTAACTCCACCTGCGACTCCAACCATTAAGGTTGTAGAAACCGGAGCTACTGCACTAAAACCTGTAAACTTTAAATTTGCCATTTTATTCTTGTTCTAAAAATTCTCCTGTCTCCGCAAGTATATAATCAAACGGTGCAACACCCGGAGATGTTTCTGTTATAATTCCATCGGCAGGGGGAGTAGGCGGTACGAAGCTTCCACCTCCACTAAGTATAGTGGTGGTAATTGCATTCGCTATCGCTATTATACTTCCCATATTACCAAAGTGCTATAATGTCAGAGCAGGTTGTGCCTGTATCCTGAACTGTACCTACCATAATTGGAATGAATGATGCATTGGCTACATTCACTAATTGTACTAAATCTCCACCTACTGTTTTAATAGCAAGTGTTCCTCCTGTTCCTACGAACAATACAGGACCTTCGCTATTGTCAGTATTATAAACTGCATACCCTTCAGGACTTGCAGTAAAAATATCTTCAGACAAAGTCAATACCGTCTTATCAACTCTTGTAACTGTGGCAGTTGCATTAGTTGTGGTATTGTAAACTGTCGCTCCCGGCTTTACTTTACCTAGAAAGTCAGCAGTAGAATCCTCCAACAAGTTGGCAGCTACTGCATCGTTATCACCTGAAGCAACCAAATCTGAAGGCGAGGGGATTCTAACGTCATCATTAGGATAGACATTTATAGCTCTTAAACCTTGTAATTTTTGATATGCCATAATTAATCTCTGTAGGGAATCATTCTATTTAAGGTATCACGCCTTTTATTGCAGCCACAATCTTTCCCTACTTTTTTAGCGACTGTGTCTACTACTGACTTAATACCTGTTAGTTGGGTTACCTTAGCAACTGTATCACCGAACCCTTTTGATTTTTCATTTAATTTCATTGTCTTACTTTTTACAAGTACATAATTTGTTAGGACATGAATCCACTTTAAATAAAAGCTTTGATATAATCCAATTCCATTTACATTGGAATTTACACCAAACCCCCTGCATCCACATGCCTATCTTAACAAACAACTTTCCCATTATCTAATTACTTTTTGATAAGTTTAGAAAGATGTCCCTTAACACTTTTAGGATAATGCTTGTCTTCCTTCATTGAATGGTCTCCACTATAAGCGTGACCTGACATAGCCTTAGCCATTCCTTTTGATTCATCTCTTCTGTCTTTCATTGACTGAGAGTGAGCACCTTTGTGCTTCATACCAATAGACTCATCGAGTCTGTCATTGTAACCTTGTTTCATAACATTACTTATTTACTGCAGCCAAAGTTTTTAGCGAAGTTCGCCATTTTAACTACATTGGGTTTATAATTATTTTTACTTTTCA